GAGGACCATCTCTTGTAGGTTTGTTTTTTCTTCTACTAACACTTTGTTTGCAGCTTTTAACTTACCAACACTGTGAGTTAGTTTTTTATTTGATGTAGTGAGTTTTTTATTTTGTCCTGTTAGCTGAACATTATCATCTACAACAACCACGTGCTCATGACCACTTGAGAATATTTGCAATATCACAAGTAGAATAAAACCACCCGCTATTAGAAATAATTTAGTTCTCATCTCTTTTTATTAAAAAGCAATAAGATAGTTTCTTTTAGGCTTTTTGAGCTTTCAGTGTTTTCTTCTAATTTCTTTTCAAGCTCATCTCTATAATCACCTTCCAGCTCTTCTACTTTTATTTTTAACTCTTCCTCACTCTTGAGAAGTTTGTTTAAAAACATCCAGCATAAATAACCCAGTGCTAAGACAGCAAAGCCTAGTACTCCATACTGTGTTAATACTTCAAAAGGACCAAATGACATTACTTCCTAGTTTTTCTTTTTACTACTTTCTTTTCTGTAAGCTCTTCTTTCATCTTCTTGTTTTCATCAAGATATCTCTTGATAAATATCCAAGCTACATAGCCAAGGGCTAATACTGCTAATCCTAGGGGACCATAATCTCCTAGTTGTGCAAATACACCAAAGTCTGGTGTTGTTGTCTCTACTGCTGTTGTATCCATTATCTTTGTAATATAAGTTGTTTAACTGCATCAGATAATTCAGCAACACTCTTAGCCAAGTTTTTAATCTCAAGTTGAGTCTGTTCCTGAATTGCCTGATATTTTAATCTTGATTCTTGTTCTACAAGTTCAATCTTTCCTTTTAGTTTTCCGAGACTTTCTGTATTGTTTCTTACATCTGTGTGAATCATTCTGAGAAAGTACCCGAGAACTCCTGTAACTGCAATCAGTCCCCATTGTATGAGCTGTGAAATTTCCATCATTTAATAATTAATCCTGTAGTTAGTATTCCATTCAATATGAAAGAGATGTTTCTTTGTCTCTTTAGTTTCTTGATATCAAAAGCTTGTGCTGTGATAATAGTATCCTGGGAGTTTATAATATATCTCTGTGCTACTATAATGGTATCCTGGGCAGCTATAATTGCATCCTTTTCTTTGTCTCTACGGTAGAGTACATGGATCATTGTATCCTGGATCTGGGTAATTTTAAAAGTATCTCTGGAGTTTTTAACCTTTTCTAGCTCTGCTTGTAAATCAAAAAGACCATGGTTAAGTTCATCAATAATAACTTTGCTGTTATCTATTGCTTTACCTTGCTGCTTAATTACAGTTTCCTTACCTTGAATTCTAGTTTCAATAGTCTTCTGTGTACTTACCGGATATACTTGCTTAGGATTACGCATGAGTAAGAATATACACATAGTAGCTAAAGCAACTTGTAGTAATAGAGATATGTTAGACTTATTAAGCATATAGTATAATTTACTAAAAATTTAGATAGGTTCCTCTTCTGTAGGACTATATTCTGCAGTAATAGGGTATCCGGCAAAAGCATGTTTAGGATTTGCAGGTTCTACTAAATTAGCACCGAAGTTATACATCTCTGTTGACATCACATCATAATGATAACCATTAGCATATACAGGTGGCTCAGCAGTTGGGTCTAAGCAGATGATGCCTAGCTCAACAACAGCCTGTACGCCTTCTCCGTATGAGTAACCTTCCTCTTGAGGTACTAAAATGTTCTTTGCTACCAAGTCAGATACTGCTTGGTCTTTGTCTGCGAATGTAAGCTTAAATATATTCATGATTAGGTTGTTAAGGCTATACACTGAGTGTCAGTAAGTGGAAATGGGAATAGTGCCATTGAGTTGACCTGAATAGCTCGGTTTGAACCTTCTCCTATTAAGTTTTCCATTGTAGTTGCAGTAAATGGGGTTGCAGTTACTACCTTAACTCCATTAACAAAAATGTCAGCAGTTGTACCGTTCCATTTAAAAGCAACTTTAGCATTGTCAGTTGCTATAGTATGAAGGTTAGCACTTAAACCTCCAGCTACTGTAAATATTCCCATTCTTGACAAACTACTTCCTGGATTTCTTAATACAAATCCATTACCAACCGTTGATAAAACTCCTGTATTTAGAAAAATTCCACTTGTTGATAAATCACGAACTACAGGAATATTGTTCCTTATATCCACAAACCAAGTACCACCACTTGCTGTTATTAAGCTGTTTGTGTAAACATTGCTTCTAAGAATTTGGTCTAAATTTCTTGTAACTGTAGCAGAAGTTGTTGGTATGTAAGATGTTGCGTATGAGCCTGCTTCAAGTTGACCCAATGTGACGCTACCTGACACTGTCAAAGTTAAGCTACCTGCAGTTGGTGTAAAAGTTAGAGTAACCCTATTATTTACTCCTGTACCTACTAATGTACCAGTAGCCACTCCTGATAAAGTAACAGTTCCTGTACCATAAAATGATAAAGTATGTGCCACTGCTGTAACTGTTATTGTTTGAGTTGTTAAAGTAGCACTTGGGAATACTAAATTAGTCCTCTGCGGCTCAAGCAAAATGTTAGGACAACTGCCAAGTGAGTAGTCAAGGCGAGGAATGTTATTACCTACAGTTTCTATTAATCCTGCACTATTTATACGTGTAGCAATAGTTGCTCTGGTTACAGTAAAATCCCCGTTTCCGTTGGTAGGAATTATAGAATATAACTTAGTAGCTTTGTAAGCATTTGGTGTTACTAATAAAGATGCGTCAGTTAATAAACTCATACTATACTATTTAAAAATGTTAATTGATTAAGTAAGCAAGTCTCTGCTTCCATTACTCCGCCATCTGTTACTACTCTTAATCTAAATGCCGCTACTAAGGGTTGCATTGGGTCACTTGCAATATTATTTAATGCTGTTAATTGATTAAACAAGCAAGCCTCTGCCTCAAATGTTCCACCATCTGCAGCTACTCTAGCCTTAAAATTATTAATGAATGGAGGAATTAACCCAATTAAGATATTTGTACCATTAGGTATTCCAAGCCTTTTAATAAAATTTATATCAGTGGCCATACTAAAAAACAGCAATAATTAAAAACTCAGTTCCTGTTGCGTTATAATTGAATACTGGCAATGTATTATTAAGGACCCCTGCATCAAAACTTACTGTTTCTCCAGGTTTTAATGTAACACCCTGTACTGTACCATTAGCAGTACCTACATTAGCAATTGATAAACTATTTAATGTTGCTGATGTTGTACCAGCTGTGGTTGGTCTTAAAATAGCAATTGATTTTGCTTTTGGCGCAAGATATGATGTTCCACTAATGGAAAATGCAGAAAGAAGAGCATCTAGCCCTTGAAGCATTTTATATTGCCAAGGAAAATTATTCCCTTTATTGCCGTAGTCTTTTAAATTACCTATTGACATGATTAATATGTTTTGTTTAATATAAATATATCCGAATATATGGAGTTACCAGCATTAGCACTACCCCATTGTACAGTAACATCTAAGGTATTATTAATTGTGGTATTGAAGGTTGTACTATTTACTGTATTAAATGCAAAACCTTGTACTGTAGCATTTGAAGTCTTTGTGTAATGAAATCCTCCTAGAGCTACTATAGATGCTACACCAGCAGTTCCAAGTTGTCTAATAGTAAAGTCTATGTTTAAACTAAATATATCATTTGTAATATTAGTAATTGGTTGAGCACCGCTATCTAGTAAAATAACACTTCCTGTTTTTACTCTAACTCTAATAGTTTGATTATTAGTAGCATTTAAAATTCCTCCAAAAATAGCTCTAAAACTATCTCCTATTTGAAAAGCATTAGCTGGAACTGATAATGTTCCTACTCCACCATTTATTAAAGTACTTTCTACTATAGTGTTAGTTATTGGAATACTATTACCAGTTTGAGCATATAGTCCAAAATTACCTGATGGCGGAATTAATGGTGCCACAGCATTAGCGACAGCACTTAAAGTAGCAATGGTAGGTTTATAACCACCATCATATCTATTATCTCTTGTACCAACTACAAATAAATCATCAGTTTCCAGGACAGTTTTCACCATCCTGGATTTGATAAGATTAAATAAGTTGGTAAGATTATTAAGCATTATGCAATAATAAGGAAGTGTACTCTCATTGCTGCGTTAAGTGGAGTTGCAGCAGCAGCATTAGCAATAACTACTTTAAAGGAACCAGCTGCAATATCAGCTACTGATATAGTTGGAATTCCCGTAGCAGCTTCATCATATTCAAGTGATACAATCACTTTAGATGTAGTAAGTACATTTGAGTTATTTACAGTAAAAAATGTTTTACTACCACCAGCAAGAGTTGATGATACAGTAGTAACAACACCATTTAATGCATTAACAGTTACTGGGTTAGTAATAAGGGTTGCCTGCGCACCATTAGCTGTATTATACAATGACTGTAATGGTGCAGCATTTACAGAAAGTGAAAGATACCCATCATCACGCGATGGATCTTTTGCACCTACTGCAATTAAGTTAGTAACGTCTGTTGGAAGAGTAGCTCTATATTGACCCGCCTTAATCCAAGAAATAAAATTTAGAATGTCCATGGTTATAAATATTAAATGTATACATTATAATATAATAAATAAATCTGATATAACAAAAAAATCCCCAGAATAACTGAGGATCTTTTGACAGGGTAGAGGAATTACTAAAGAAGAAGCTATCCTATCATATATCCTAATAAGAAAGAAACTATAATCATTGCTCCTATAGTCCAGTTTGCAATGATCCTACCTTTCTCATCTTCATGATACATATCATACACCTTATTATATATTGGTGTTGTCATAGCATTAATAACTATCCAAAAGAAAGCTAGTGTGCTAATACCAAACATTAATATAATGGGCTTTAACCAAATCATAATGAATCAATTCTTCTTTGTAAATATACTAAAGCTTTTTGAAGATCCTCTTTTTCAGTAGTCTTACTTTTCTTTCCAGCTCTAGCTAAGTACTTAATCACATTACCAAGATAGAAATCTTTATCCAACTTCCAAGCTTCTAATACCTTAAAGACTTCATATGGGTTGTCTTTTCCTCCGTAGTGATTAGGTCTTGTAGCATCATTAACAATAATAATACGAGAACTAACATCAAGAGGGGTACCAGAGATCTCCTCTTTGGAGCAGATGACCTTTTCATACTCCTGTGCTTCTTTACTAAAGTTTACCATACTATAACAACATCTCCCTCAGTGAGGACTAGTTTAATTTCTCCATCAATATCAATGCGTTCCACCACTTCCATGTTAAGTGCACTGGTGCGTACATAGACTTGGTCTCCTACAGCTACCTCTTCTACTTTATCACCTACTGCAAACACGGTAAGTTTGTTCCACATCTTTACTGCATCAGCCATCATTGCTTCTTCATCCTTAGCACTTAACTGGATTACTGACTCTTTTCTTTTTGGAAGATCTAACAAGATTGTTCTTCCTCTTAATGTTTTAAACGGTTTCATTTTCTTTTGGATTCATTGTGATTACTTTAACTACATTCATTTGAGCATTGAGAATCTCTCCTACTGCATGATCAAATAAAAGACTTTTTACTGGAGTTCTTTGATCCTCAGTGTATCTGCGCTTTAGAATCTCAGCCATTTCTGCGGCTAATTCTTTTACTCTATGCACATCTGCATCTCCACTTGGATTAAAACTTAATCCTACTAACTGCTCTCCGAATGAAGGGACTCTTACTTCTCTGATCCCTACAACTCCTTCTTGTTGTTCTTCCATATATTTATCAAATTTAATACGTGCTTCCAAGTTGGTTTCTGACTCACTTGCTAGTTTGTGCCATATGTCCAACTGATGCTGGGTCATACATTCTCAAAAGTTGCAATAAAATCTTGAGGTGCATAAGCCATATATTTACCTGTTACTGTCTTTACTATAAAGTCATTAAGACAAACAACCTCATTGCTTTCTGCGGGATCCAATAAAAGATCTTTCACATGACCATGAGTTGTAAAATAACAAGTGTCACAAAAGTCCATAACCTCCAAATGATTCTTGCCATTCCATTGAATAGCCTCTATCATAAGTGCTTTGGTTTTAAACAATTGTGCCATGTACAAATATATAAAATTTTTTTAAATAAAAAAGCCCACTCCGTAAGTGGGCTGCTCAACTTTAGGTATTGAGTTTGCAAGGACTTACCTCTGACCAGCTACACCTACAATTTTTGCAGGGAGAAAAACCCCTAGCAGTTTCTGTTGATCAGACAGTCTTGCTAGGGGGTGTTAGTGGTTATAAGGCTGAATGGTTGGGGCTCGTCAGCCAGCGCCAAAGCAGGTCCTATTTCCCAATAACGAGAAGACCAGATCTAGTGAGCAGATCTTACGGTATGCTTACCTGGTACTTGGGCCAACAGCATCTAGCTGCAGGGGGGATTCCATAGCAACAGTATTACCATGGGGTTCCGTTAACAAGTAACGGTGGAGTAAACAAATGTATAATATATTATCCATAATGTGTCATATAAGGACCAAATGACTAATATATTATACTTTTTAAAACAAGTTATCCTTGTCCTCTGTACAACTTCTTGTACTTCTTAGAACTCTTAAGTTTGGATGTTTTGCTCTTTGCATGTACACCCGGACGGGAAGTTCTTTTCTTCTCTAGCTTAGTAAAGCCATCTTTTGCCTTTGCCATAGTATGTTAGTTTTAATACAATATACAAATTATTCATTATCATAGAACATTCTCTCAGAATCTTCTGTGTTCCACTTTTCAAACCCCTCACAGTTATAGTAGTCTTTGTTAACTAAGTAATCTGGTTTCTCTGGGAATGGCTTGGTTACAAAGCTTGGCTCTGACCACTTGATCCGGTTATTAGGTTGCAACGCTATCTGGCCGTTGTCCAGTAAAATAATATGATGAGACTTATGTTCTAACGGATCTTCTGCTAGTGATAGATCTGTGTTAGGATCATTAGATCCCCAGTTGATGGTAGCATAATAACTACCCGGATAGAACTTGTGGTCCTTCATATACACCTCTACTCTGGTATCATACAAATACGATAGGTGAAGAAGAGTAAAGTTATAAGAGAAACAGTTCCATATCTGTAGGTAGTGAAAAGGTAAATCTGGGCTAGGTATCTCTGGTTCATGAAGCAAAGCATGACTTGGTAACTTATCCCGGAGTACACCATTCTCTAAGAGTACTTGAAATAACGCAGCTTGTCCTGGCATACACCTTACTGATATAATAACCCCCGGTGTAAATTCTCCTTGACCTTTTTGATGTTGGTACATGTACTCATTTCTAACAAATACCTTAAGGGGAAAGAAGTTGTGTTCTATATATGCCATATCTAACTTATTATGAGACTGCCCCCAGAGGAAAACGAATGAAGAAACCCCCGGGGCAATCTACCTGTAGCATTGTAAAGATATGTAAAAGTTTGGGGATGAACAAATACGGGAGGGGATTTATAGTATTTAGGAGGAGGGGGTAATTGGATTTTTAATATGTAGGAGGATGTGGTGGCTCCTATGCAAAGCAGCCCCCGGCCTGCAGCTGCAGCCTGGTACCCCCCGCAAGCTCTGGCACCAGTCATTGCTTTGACCGTGGTCTGGCAAAAATTTTTCCTGTCTGGAAAAACATTTGCTCTCGTCAACCCTGTAAAAATTGTGAACCAATAAATTTATATCACAATGAATAAGATTATCATTCTTGTACAAAAGTACAACAAAGACAATGCTAACTATGTATTTTGTAGTAACCTGAGTGAGACGGAGTCTAACTTCAGGCTACATAGAAACTACATAAAGGCCTTCAGTACTCCACTTAAGGTAGGCTCCGCATACCTTGTGGAACATTGTACTGAACCAAGTAAGTGCGGTGAATACATGAATCACAAGATTAATGTAATCACTGAACTTACTGTAGCGGATGCTCTCACAATGACTATGAAAAAGTAGTCATTGGGGGGCATCCCCTTTTTTTTGAAGATCCTGTAAAAAATGCTCATCTGAATATCTATGTTAATAGAAACCTCTTTTTGTCAACCCTATAATAATACTGTAAACCAATAAAAAACTAGGAGCTATGATTACTACATGGACAAAAGAAACAATTGAGAATGGTGTATGTAAACTGTTACAGTATGTACACTATGGTAAACAAAATAAAACTGTGATCCGGGAATTAAACAAAAGGACTGGAGAACCTATATATATAGTAAAGATAATACACTATATATACTAAAGATACTGGTTTACGAGGGCTGTGGATAATACTGCAGCCCTTGTAACTAAAGAACTTACGGGACTAATGGTCCTATGGTTAGCTGATTGACCACATACGGAAACAGAATCAGATATGCAGTAAGACTCCTGCTTCCATGTATAACAGGTAGACATGGCTACATTTAATATACTTAAAGTATTAGCATTTGAACAAGAGTTGAAACATTATACAAATGCAAAATATTCTACAAGGGGGGCAACTGTCCCTCTTGTAGATATTGTTAAACCTGACATAAATTAAATAACATGAAGATAGAGATATTAGAAGACATCTTAGTAAAAGTTAGAAGAGACCGTAACTCACTGTTACTAGAGGAAGAACAGAGAGAACTGAAAGACTGGGAAAAAAGGAAACTCCAAGGATATACAGAAGTAAGGGATATACTTGAGGGTATACTGTATCCACTGTATGACCAGAGGACTCTAGAAGATACTGATACATGGGAACACTAGTTCTCATTGTATCTACATCAACCTTTTTTTGTCAACCCTTTAAGCATCTTGTAAATAATTGTATAACCCCAAAAAACAAGAAAACATGGGAAACACTTTAACAGCTAGTTACAAAAGTAACTACCCAAAAATCAGTAAGAATGGTAATCCAATTACTGTCTTTGTATACAGGATAACTGGTACAGAGCAGGACTTGGCTGATTACCGTGCAGCACAAGGTGATAACTTTGTAACTGATGATGATGGTACCCCATTGTACTTTACTGTAAATCCTGCACCTACTGATGTATGCGCGATGTACAAGGTACAAGGGGGTAAAAATGCGGGCCAGTACAGACTGGACTTGGCGGAGTTCCGTAAGGACATGGCCATAGTTGCAGCAGCAGGGGGTAACCTGGGTGTAGCGATTGCACAGAACAAAGCAAGTAAATACTTGGATGTCTCGGCAAGCTTGCAAACCAAGTTACAACAGGCTCTCAGTACTACTGGGGCAGGAGACATGGAGGAATAATAGTACTCCATGACTTAACGGATTAACATGAGACCTGGGAAACCGGGTCTCTTGTTTCTCCTATATATATAGTATATACACATAACAAGTGTTGATACTGTATATATAGGGAATAATAACCTTTGTTTTGTCAACCCTAAAAAGAATCTGCTGTAAAACCGTGGGCATAGTGTTGTATACTATATATATATAGAAATGAGACAAGTGTTCTTATCAACAAGCATAAATGCATACATAACTCTTTGATAATTAATAAGTTAAGTGTGTATTAGAGAGGGGCAGTTAGGAGGACAGAAAAACCACCTTCTTATCAATAGGCATAAGCACAACGGCAAATTCTAGCATAAGCACCAATACTTAAGTGTATATATAGCTAATTGATTATATATATCTATTACTATCTATATATATATTCTTATCACTACTATATGTAAGAAGACAGTAAAAGGATCCGGAATTATACTAATCAGTAGCCTTGAACAAATGATAGGCACAGATTAAATGAAACACAAGTCAGTGGTTTTACTCTTATTGCTTTGAGTATGTAATTCCCTATACTATGGATTAGCAATCCAGACTACTATCCTGAGTAAGATATTAAACTGCTCATTTTTTGTTTTACTTAATAGATATTCTATGAGTTTATTAATAGCACATTTAACATTTGTTCTACAATTACATACAGGTATTATTATACCTACTGATAATGTAGATGGTAGAACTATATATTCTATTCCGGCTGCGGGAATTGAATATGCTTACAAAGCAGAGATAGTCCAGTATCTTGAAACTGGTCAGTTTGATTACAACGAAG